TTCATAATCTCTTTGTTAATCTCAGATTGCTTTTTATATTCTTCAACGAAAGGAATGTATCGGCATTCACAGTTTGGATGGAATGGAATTAAGTTATATACATCGATATAGGGGAAACGTCTGTCATTCGGGTCTGTCGTAAATACAATGTTTCTGTATCGTGCACAGATGCCACATGTCGGTTCGTTTCCAACAATCCTAACCAATGTTACCCCAGCGTCTTCATAACGCTTTGCATGTCCATTATTCATCGCAGTACGTGTCTTTGTTCTAACAACTGTACGTGCATAGAAATCAAGTGGTAATCGTTTGCCATCAACTGTAGTAAATGATGTGAAACCATCTTGCGTAAATGATTCAGTTACACGTTTTACAATTTTCTCTCGATTACTACCCTGTAACATTCCTTTTTCAATGTCATCTTTAACTGCTTTTAGTGTGTCTTGGTATGTTGTATTGAAGTTCTCTTTCGCTGTTCTGATTGCAGCATTCATGTCCATCATTGTGTCAGTCACAATATTCGTGATTGCTTCAACGTTAGCTTGTGTTTTGAATTCTGTAGCAACTACACCGTTTACTATTGCTTGACCTGATACTTTCATGCCTTCATCAGCAAGTTCTTCTGTAGCTTCATCAAACGCATTAAAAAAGGACTTGGCAAGTTCAACAGGTAATACCTCTTGAATTGTAAGTCCTAATTCATCAAATATTCGATTGATAGTTGCTAATGTCTTCTGTACTTCTTTATCTTTTAGATGGTCAGTATCGATAAGCATTTCAACAATCTGTCGTTTCATTGCATCAATGAGTAGAGTTAATTGTTCTGAGGTCATTCATTACACCTCATTTTCATTTGTTACTGGTCTACCTAATTCATCGAGTGGCGTTCCATCTGGTTGCCTGTTATTTAAAAATGACATTAAGTTACTGTTGCCATTCATTGCGCTCATGCTATCTTGTGATGTGATACCACTCTTAATGCGTTCGATCTCTTCTTGAATCCATTCTTCAGATTTATCAGGATGTGTTTGTCTAATCGTTTCTTCAAGCGATTGAACCTTCGCATTGTACTTCGCAATGTTTTCATCTGATACTTCTTTCTTAGGCACCGGCAACATTTCAGTGACCATGATGTTAGGTTCTTCGATTATTACATTAGGATTCACTTTATTCGCTAACCACAACGCACTCTCGAATACTTCTTTCAAGAATTCGATATACTCGTTTCTCATTTGCTCAGCTTTCATGATTGAAACGATTAAGTCATAAAACTTCGCAACACCACTTTGAGGACCTGATGATTCTTGTCTTACGAATTCCATCGCTGATTGTGATGTCTGAGTTTCAGCTAACATACCTCGAATGATATCTTTGAGATATTCCATATCGCCGATGTTTTTAATGTCTATCTGATGTATCTGCATCGTCTGACCATTCTCACCAATTTCTTGTATCTCTAAATCACGATGATCAATCTTGTTTTCATCGCCGTATCTATCAGCTGCAATCGCTCGTAATGTATCCATTGTTTCTCGCGTGATGCTGATACGAGGTTTACCATTACGTTCAAATGTCTGTGATGCTCTTGTTAATGACCAGTTGACTTCATCTTGTCGTCCTGCCATACCTGATAATGCAGATGTACCTAATCGCTTATTGAACGTCGCATTGAACGGTAAATAAGAAATAAAGGAACGCAATCGACCATTGAACTCTTGATATAGAGTATCAATCCCGATTCGTTCCTTTACAAATGATTCGTCCAGTATCTGTTCAAGCATCGATTCACCAGAACGTTTGAATAAACGATGTAATGTTAATAGTCGTCCGTCTTCTTCACGTTCAGAATAGATGTGAACATAATCAACACCTTCTTTTTTCTCGTCTTCAAGTTGTTCTAATTCATATACTAAATCATATCCTCTTTTATCATCATGAGGATAAAAGACGTTTCGCTCTTTGAATTCAATCTTGATTTGCCCGTTAACCATACTAGGTACTGCAACAATACCACCATCGATTTGTAACTGCGTGATATTCATCTTATGATCAATTTTTGAATTCTTTACTATCTGGTCAATCGTTTCTTGTTGCAAATCGATGACTTCACTATTAAATGAGTTATCTGTTGTACCCTCAATCATTTCAGTCTGTTCATTTGTCGATAGTTCAGCAGGTATCTCTTGTGATGCGTGATTCGATTTAACTTTTCCAATACCACGGCTTACAAGTAATGCTGGTGTATCAACAATAATCTTACATATGTTCAACATTAAGTATGGTGTTCTGACATTCATTGTCTTCGCTTTGTAATCACCATGTTCTAGTACGTCAATGATTTCTCCATTCTCAATCAAGTTGATTGCTCGCGGGAACAACTGACTGTGTTTACCATCGTATAATTGTCGATAGTAATACATATTATCATGTAGCTTTATAATTGATTCTTTATCGAACTTTGTCCAGTCTCTCATATGTTCCTCCTTTACCATGCGTTTTGTCTTCTGATGTTATCTCCTTTAGGCACTACAACATCATAATCATCTAACCCGTACCACATCGCTGAGAATGTATGTGGGTCAATATTGAATTGGTCCTCAATGATTTCGTCATTACGATTTGTTTTGTATGTTAAATCTCTTAATTCATCAATGTGATGAATACATTTATCAGAACATATAATACGTTTAAACCGCTTCATTTTCTTCGTGTATTCAGCACGCGAACCAGCATACTTCTTTGCTTTTCTTAAACTCATACCTTTTTTATTTAGATATTTAATTGTGCTGTCCTCATGGTCAGCTTTGATTAATGTACGACCAAGATACGACAACTCTTGATATAATTCTTCATCGTCTTGTTCTTTCGTATAAATCTCATCATAAATGTATAACCACATATTCTTTTCATCGATTGCCATACGTGACAACGCATTGAATGAAGTAACAAATCCAAAGTCGAGACCATTCTTTAATAATCTTGATGGCGTTCGTTCGACAATCTTCATTACTTCATCGTGTGGCATTGTTTCGAATTGTGGTAATACTTTCTTACCATTTGCGCCGAATTGCCCTAACCTCGCAATCCTATGCATATCAACATCATAGTTTTTCATGTCATCAAGTTGTGCAATATAATCATCAGGTAAGAAGTAATTATCATCAGCAGTAGAATGATGATAGTATGTATCGTTCACAACTACTACTTTCTCTTTGTAGAGTCTGTAATCATCTAACTTAATAACTTTATTTTCTTTATCAACAAAGAAGTATTTGTAGGTCCAATTTGATTTGCTTACTGGATTGGTTGAAAGGATCATGTGATTCTTCATCTTAGGATGTCTTAAACGTCCCATTAATTCCTTGAAACCCGCATACTTAATCTCTGAACATTCTTCTAACCAGATTAAAGACACATCGTTGATAGACTTAAGCTTACCTGGCTTATCCATTCCTTTGAAGATTATCTTACTGCCATTCGGAAATGATATCTTCATCGGACTTGTCGTAAGCCTTACACCTTTAGTATTTAATTCTAATTCATAAATAAGTTCTTCAAATAATGAGAAGCATGAATCTCTGATAGTATCAAATACTTCTCGCACAACTAATGCTGTTCGCTTTTCATTCATCAATTTTAATATAATCTTTAATGCAACATGATACGATTTACTGCTACCATAACCACCAACAAGAAATTGAAACTTTTGTTCCCAATCAAAAAGGAATTCTTCAAAACGTGGATTAACTTCTTTTTGAATCTGAATTGCATTACTCATCCTCGTTCTTCCTTCCGTTTGATAATAATTTCAAGTGGTTTATCTGATTGCACGCCATTCTCATTTTGTTGTTTAAGTTGTGTTAATTGTTCCTGCATCACTGCAACTTGCAACTTACGATAATCATCATCGGCTGCATGTAATGTGAATTGCTTTAATGCACTTCTCAATTCAGCCATCGCCCTAGATTGAGCACTTAAAAAAGATGCATACTTTTCATAAGCGAATGAAACCTTCATCGATTCTGCATCCATGCTCGAACCTGTAGTTTCAACCGAATGATCGTTTACATCTTCTACCCACATTACATTTTGAGCTCTTACGATTGCTGCGAACTGTATCTGTATTTGCGTCCATATAATATCGGCTGCACCCATTGAATCAGCTATACCCATGAGTTCCATTGTTTCTTGTGGGATGTACTTAGCGAATAAACCATGCTTTTTAGATAAGTTGTTATGTTTTGTAAAACCATTCTTTGGATTAGGGTTGCCACTCTTATTCCTTACAGCCGTGCTATCTTGAGGGTGTCTTTGTTTTGCAACCCTCGTGGTTGCATCCTCCGAAAAGGTTGCATCCTTTTTCCACTTTTCTCTACTTATTTTCGACTTCAATGTACCTAACTTAATTTTATGTTTTTCTGCTAATTGTTTCTGTGTATACTGTCCTGTATCATAATCTTCTTTTACCGCATTCCAATTTGTACTCATGCATCATCAACAACTTCAATCTCGTTCATCTCATATCTCACAACCTTTACGTTACTAAACTCTATTTATTTTATTGCATTAAAAAACACCCACATAAGTGAGTGATTTGTGATATTTCTATAATTTTTTCTCTATAGACTTCAGTAAAGTAATAATGTCATCTAACTTACTCTCTACATTCATAGTGTTAAATTCAATATTACCTGCTTTAGAATCTAGACTTTCACCATAATAATGTATTGCACCACTAACAGTTTTTACTGCTTCAATCAATTCTTTGTTTTCCATAATATCGTCTCCCTTTGTAATTAATTGGTACATTTACATGTACAGTTTAATAATACACAAACCACCTAGAAATTACTAGATGGTTTCCATATATATTCTTTGAAAGGAGATTACTCATGGCAAAGTAAACGAAGAACCGCTAGGTTCATGCAGTGCGAGGTACAAAAACAAGTTTTTGATTGATTGTATTGTACTACGCTCCGACCTACCTCCCATTTTAAATTAGAATTATAGGTTATGTCACGATATGTAAATCTGTAAATTTTGTAAGCCGAGTAAATTAATCGAAGTATAATCTTTTACTATGATGATCATTAACTTTATATAAATCATTTATTTGATTTTCTAGTTTAACAATTATTAGATCCATAAAATTAAATACTGCGTCTGCACGATCACTGTTTA